ATACAGATTGATCAGTTCACCGTTGATGTCATTGATGACCTCGACCTCGGCAGGCGGCCGCAGGAAGTACAAGGCGGCGCCGCCGGCGAAGACCTCGACGTAGCAGGTGTGGGGTGGAAATTGAGGGATCAGGCGATCGGCGAGGCGACGCTTGCCGCCGATCCAAGGGATGATAGGTGTTGCCATAGTGAACTTTCTTGTGTGCTAGACTTTGCGCGCCTCCCGGGAGGTGGCAGAGCCTTGGCTCGGTTCACTGGCTGCTTCAGTGGGTTGAGGCCCGGTCCGGCTGTTAGCGCAGCTGGCCGGGCGCTCTGTCTTTGTTTGACGAACTTACTACTTCAGTGGGGCGGGAAAAACCGCCGAAACCATGAAAAAACTTGTCCTGCTCACCCTGTTCTCTTGGTTTTCCATCCAATGCTTTGCCGGTGACGACCGCCTCAGAATCTCCCATATGGAGGTCACCCAGGCATATAACGTCATGCAGATCGCCGGCGTTGCAACAAATCAGTCGAACAAGGAAATCAAGCACGCCTTTATTAAATTCAATCTATACAACGGGCAAGGCGCCCTTGTAGGAAATACCATCACCGCAGTGGACAACCTTGGCGCCGGAGAGGAATGGGATTTCAAGGCTCTGTCACCCATCAATTTCGAGACGGCAAAAATCAGTGAAGTGAACCTTTACGACTGATCGCTCAATCAGTCGCCGTGCGATGGATCGGCGATCGCTTCCTTCATTTTTTCAAAATACTCCCGCCATCCGAGGGCCTGCTCTCTCCAGACTTTGCAGACCTTGGCGTTGAAGGCGTCGGTGTCGCCGACGTCAGCAAGCGAAATGCCGGCGGGTTCTCGGTCAGACTCGGCGGCGGATCCGGCAGGCTCGCCTGTCCACCCGGCGTTGTAGCTGCGCACGAAGCCAGCATTGATAGTGCAGCGAGCGTTATCAGCTTGCGTAACATAGACCGGTACCTCCTTTTCAATGATGTCGCCCTTGACGTAGATTTTCTGAATGCGATCGCGGTACTTGATCTCGGTTTGCACCACGACCTTTTGTTGCGCCTGGATGATCCTGACCGCTTGCGCGGCCTGCTTCGCCACATAGGCCAAATGCTCGTTTCCGGCGATTCGCTCGCCGTCGACCCGGCCGAATACATACAGTGCCAGCCCCGCTGCAGCCAGCACCGCCCAACGCACCCAGGACGGCACAGGAGTCATGAATACGCTCATAGCTTCCGGTCCTCCAGACCCATCAGCCAGAACGCCACGGAAACGAGGCAGATCCGCAGCTTCGACCGATCGGGTAACAACTCAGAAAACGCCAGCATCGGGCCAGCGATTGGCAGCGCGATAACGACTCGCAGAACGGTCTTGAACAGCGTCATGATCTACGAGCCCTCCAACAGTGGGACATACTTCGCTCGGCGCTGGACGGCGACCATCTCGACGTGCTCGCGATTGATCTCGCACGCACTCTTTCCGTAGCCCTTCCAGCGCACCTTTGACTTGAGACACACTCGCTCGACGTTGCCGAACCATCGCTGAGGATCACAACCGGTGCGCTGACCGCATGCGCGGCGCTCCTGCTGCACGCCGGCATAGCCGCCGTTGTACGCCGCATCGCACATCTCCAAGGCCTGCTCCGGGTCTTTGACCAGCCGCGCCATGTGCCGATAACAGTCGTGATTCATCACGACGATCGCCCGCAGCTGCAGATCCGGCCGCCGGTACACATTCGACCAGGACCATTCCGACAGCCCGGGATCGAGCGCGCGAACAGCTACGAGTGCGTCAAAGCGTATCGATCCATCTTCGCGGTACGCGCGCGTGATTTGCCCGAAGCCCGCGCCCTCCTCCCGCGCCGTCTTGAGTTTCGCCGCCGGATTCCAGCAGCGCGGGTGATGCAGCGTGACGCAGCTTTCCTGTTCGACCAGCGCGCCGAGGATCGCCGGGCTGGGATGATCTGGCCACAGGCGGCGCTGCTCGGCCTTCAGAACCGGTGTGTAGACGTATGCACTTTTCGGCACATAGGTTCGGATATCCTCGGCATGTGCGCGAGATCCAAACAGCATTGCGGCCGTCGCCATGAAGATCAGCACGCCGAGTACCACCAGGCCGGCGCCGATCGGGTTCTTGAGCGCCTCACGCGCGAAATTTTCCAGCTTGATGTACGGCAGCAGCGATTTTCGCGCGAGATAGCCGAAGGTGAGGCCGAGGCCGGCCGCCGCCACGTTCTGCAACATGTCACGCGTCGATGCGCCGCGATCCGGATCGGTCCAGAACAGCCATCCCAGGACAACCAGAGACATTACCCATACACCCCATAGGCGTGCATTTTTCAAAAACTCTTTCATCGCAACTCCTTTCAACTGTTGATTTGCGCTTTGAAATACTTCCAGAGTACGAAGCAGACGCCAGCCAACGCCGGCCACGATGCGGCCTTGAGCAAGTGCGTCAGCAGCTCGTGCCGCAACTGGCGCCTTTCCGCCAATTGCTGCATCACCTCCTCGTGATACCGTCGATGCCCGTCCGGATCACCGGCGGGGAACCCTTTCAGGATCTGGTCGGTTTTCCGGGTGTTTTCTGCAAGCTCACTGCGCACCTGCTGCACACTGGCCACCAGTTGCTTCAGTAATGCCTGGTCGTCATCGGACATGCGGACCTCATAAAAAAACCCGCCGAAGCGGGTCAAGGATTGGATTGCTGGCTAACGTGCTCCTGCTGACGCGCCGAGAGCAATTCGTGCGGCATGCGCATGCGCTATGCGGGTGGTCTAAGGTGGTGCCCAGTTGGGTCGGCAGCGTCGAGCATGTTCGCTTCCAGCCAGCACGTTTCTTCGAGGCGCCAGTCTGACGCCGGCGCTACTCGAATCTCGATCGCCTTCAGCTTCCACGTTGCGACGTCTTCCCAATCCCACCCTTCAGCCCGATTCAAGCGATATGCACGGCCATACTTGTATCGTTCCAATCGCTGTGTCACGAGTAGCTCACGCGGCCAATCGCGGAAGTACAGACATGCCCAGGTCAAGTTATAGATGCAGTCGACGACGATGCCCGCCACAACGATGGCTTTTGCGTACGGTTCTGATTCTGTCGGCAGGAGCCCTGCGTTACGCAGTTTTATCAGGTGCATGGCTGCCAAGTAGCGCACCCAGAGCGGCACAGCGAGCCATCGGAGGAATGAGCGCATCATGGAAAAATCTCACGAAACGCAGTTTGCACAGTTGCCGGCGCTACATCGGCTATTTCTCGATACCGGGCCATTACCGCTGCTTTCATGTCATCGTAGTTCGTTGCGTCGAGCAATGCAGGCAAAGACGTGATCGCTTTCAGATCGGCGCGCGCTTGCGCCACACCGGCTTGCGTCGCCGTGTCGTTGGCGTCGATCGCATCGAAACCAATACCGGCAAGGGCGTTCAGTATTGGTGCGCGTTGTTGACGAATCTCGTCGATCGCACGATCTCGAATCGAGTCGATAGAAATTGACGCTGACCGCACCGCTTCGGCTTCAGCGTCACTAATCTGGACGCATCCCGGTGGTAGTAACGATATCCCGCCGTTTGCAATATCAGCATCGCTCAGGGCATACAAACTGTTATTGGTGTCTTTAAAATGGTTCATATTGATGTTCCTATCGCACTTCAGACCAAGAAATGATTGTTGCGGAACCAGTGAACGAATACGATTCGCCGGGGCAGATAATTGGCAGGACAAGCGTTTCGACGTTTGTCTGTGACGCGTTGCTATTCCATCCGGTCACGTCTACTCCGGCGACCGTGCCTTTCAATGCAGGAGTAGTCGCTGAACCTGTATAAGGAACTGTCGCTATTAATGAAACACTGATGGGACGCCCTGTCAGGTTGTAATAGGTCGTGCCTATCGCGCGGCTGCCAGTGAGATTCTGCCGGGTCTGTCCGTACCCGAAACTGGACAGCGCTGCCAGCGCTTGCCCGCCTGCGCCTTGTACCAAACTGGGCGCAGTAGCATATGTTCCAGTCACAGCCTCGGTCACATCGATAAAACCGACGAAACGGAATGGGACATTGGTTCGTGCAGCGACAGAGTAGATGACGTTTGACGCATTTGCGGAACTGCTTATTGCGGTAGTAGAGATCAGCGTAGTTTCATCAAGGTTCGTTCCCCCCAAAAGATTCACAATCGCCAATTCGACTACGCCGGCATTATCAATCGCGAGCACCGCAAGACGCGCTTTATTGCCGGAAGCGATGCCAAGCTGTGCGCCAGACGGAACGGTCAGGGAGATAGCAGACCCGACATTGCGCGTGTTGACTACTCCACTGTTCAGCGTCTCGGACCGAAAATCAAGCGGGGTTGGATTGAGCGTTACCGTGAGAGCGTTACCAGAAACTGAGGCAGCGATTGGCTGGATTTTCGATGTAATGGCAGTAGAAATGCCGCTGGCCGGAACAATATTGCCGAATAGCGTCGTGCCATCGGAAAAGAAGAAGATCCTATCTCCCGCGGAGCAGGTATAGTCTGCCCCGCCCGTGTTTAGTTGCAGGTTCGTCGCGTGGTATTTCAGAGGCCAAGCGGCGTCGGCGATACATTGGACCCACTGCCCGGCAGTCATTGCCACTGTAGTTGTTTGCGTTGTTCCAGTGACGTGTATCGTGTTTCCGGTAACAGAAGTCAGGTCCAGCGTGCCGGCGGAGGCAACGTTCGCACCCTTGGCAAGCTTCAGAAGCCCAGTCATCGATCCACCCGACAATGACAGCGCACCAAACAGTAACGAGTCGATCTTCCCAATCAATGTCCAGCCGTCGTTTGCGCTATTGCGGATATTCAACGTATATGCGCCATTCACACTGGTATCAAGCCAAAGCTGACCTGCCTGCGGACTCGTTGGCGCCGCCGGCCCTGACGACAGCGACGCCAACGTATCGAGCGCCTGGTTGACCTGCTCAGCTACCTCCAGGCCGCTAATCGTGCCTGTCGTCGGTAGAGCGAGAGAATTTTGAGACATTATTCGGTTCCTTCCTCTTTGGTTAATAACCCTGCGCTGTCCAGTTGATGTTTCGCGTCACGCCGACGCCTGCATTCATGACCTGCATTGAAAAGCCGTCCATCGTCGGCGTATCAAGAATCAAGTCGTCGCCCTGCCTTGCATCCAGAATCGTGACCTGCACATTCGGGACTGCGTTGAAGGGCGAATCGAACGCTACGGCCAGCCCTGCAGCCGGACACTCGCTATTGGTTCCTTTGTCCGTTCTGTCCGGCACATCCACCGTAAAGATGAAGCCGCTCAAGACTGCGGTCACCTGAGTGTCTGACGACGTCATCAACACGCGAGAGTCAAAGAACTGCGCGTTATAAGCGCCTGGCACGAAGTTTTGCCACTCTCCGAAGACGCCATCTGCCTGCGCGGTCCGGATCTGCGGCTGCAGAGCGATCTTTGGCCCGAGCGCGGCGTTGAACAGGTCGGACACATCCAGCACATTCGCCAGCGACAAAAAGTCGTCGTAGATCGACTGCGCATAGCCGGTGGCGGCAACGATGACGTTGCAAGGCGCGACCCGGCCGATATTGACCTGGTGGCCGACTGGCACCTGGTATGTTCCGGAAGGCGCGACGCCACCCATCCAGAGCACGTCCGGCTCATTCAGAAAGTCGGTACTGGCCAGCAGGTTACCGCTGCCGGCAAGCTCGATCGTTCCCTCATGGAGGATCGCGCCCCCCCCACAGGTGCCAGACCAACCAGTCGCCGCCTCATCGACCGTTGCGACCACATTGCGCACCAGCACGGCGCCAGCAATGACGAGGCTTTGCGGTGCCAGTGAATATGCGTCAACACCCCTCGGCGAGCGATAGTGCGCCGCTACCCAGTAGGTGCCGTCACCCACCGCCGGGAAGCTGGTAAGTGGTGTGCGCCCCAGCGTCCGACCTGTTGCCCAGTCAGTGCCGAGTCGGACCTCGTAATCGATCGGCGATCTGAAATCGCTGATCGCGTCCCAGTGCAGATTCGTAATGCCGGCAACAAAGTTGTTTGTCAGGTTCGCGACGTTGGGCAGCGGCGAATTCAATGCCGAACCCCGAATGATGTAGGTGTAAGGCGAGATGTCCGCCAGCGCCTGCACGCCCGATCCGAACGGATTGAACGCCTGCAGCTTGACCGATAGCGTCTTGCCGATATCACCAACTTGAAATGGCAGCTTGAAAATCGCCTGGTCAAGCCGGGCAAACTTTGTACCGGCATCGTGGGAGGCGATCGGCGTACCATAGGCACCGCGCACCAGGCCGGTCAGCGCGTACTGGTTTTTCGCGGTCAGGGTCGCGGTCTGGTAGGCCAGCAGCTCATCGCCGACGATACACAAGGTCCGCAGCCCTCGGGCATCGTCAGCGGTACCGGAGATCAACTCGCCGTTGCTGGCTTGAAGATCGACGGCGAGCGTGTTGATCGCGTCCTGCGCGCTCCCCAAGGCGATGCTCGCGGATAGTGTTCCCAGTCGAGCGCTGCCCTCGACCTTGCCGACCTGCTTGAAGGTGGCACCATCGTAGCTGAGCCAGACATAGCAGCCGCCGAAATTCGCCGTGCCGGCGATCGCCATCCAGACTTCCAATTCACCCGCCAATTGGTCGGGCGGCTCAAAGATCACCGGCTCGCTGACGTTGCCGGCCGCGGCGTTGAAATTCACGCTGTAGCCGGCGGACGCCTGTGCCGGGTAGCGCGGCGCGTTGCCGATGTTCTGCGGCACTTCTTCCGCTGTGACCGCGAGGTCACCGTCCTCGTTTTCCTCGATGGTCTTGATCCGGACCAGCGCCCGATTCAGCCCGAGCGACGCATCGGTCAGCGTGACCAGGTCCATCCCTTCCAGCAGGCAGTAGCGCTCGCCGATTACAAAATCATAGGTGTTCCGGACATAGAGCGAGCGCTGCAGCAGGATCTGCGCGGCCATCCGCGCCGCGGCCGGATCGCAGATCTCCTTCATCTCGACGACGTCCATCGACCGCAGCCCGTACAGGTCGATATTGTCCTGATCCTTGGCCTCGGCGATGTCCTCGCTGTAACCGATATCCCGGTTGTAAAACTTCACCCGGACATGATTGAACGCATCCGCATTGCTGCTGCGAGTGACCTTGATCGGGTCTTCGTCGCTCGCGGCAATGAAGTCGTCATCGGTCAGGTCGTAGATCGGCGTCAGGTCCGGTGTATAGGTCACACCGTTCGCGCTAGCCTGCACATCGCCATAGGGCACGAATTTCAGGCCGGTATCCGACAGCACGACATCGGAATTACTGATTTTCAGCAGCGTATCCAGCATCTGCCGCACTTCAGTCTGCTCGGTATAGGCCGGGCTGACGAAGATATTATTTGCAACGCAATAGCTGCTGAATTGGCTGTAATCACCTACCTTCGAGATCGGGAAACCAGCGCCATAGCGCGAATTGGTCAACAGATCGATGATCACATCTTTCGGATGCGCGTCCCGGATCGACGCCGAGTAACCGAATCGGGTATCGATCTCAAAATTGTGATTCCCCAACTCCGGGCTCTCGCCCAGGTCATACACCGACGCGCCGACATAGGCGACGCCACGATAAGCCAGCGCTTCGGACGGGTGCTTCGTCTGGAGCCAGCCGAGCGCCGTCTGACTGGCGTCGCCCGGCACGAGCGCGAGATTGATCTGCGCGCAGGCATCGAGCGTGTACCCTGGAACTGTGTACTGGTAGCTTATGCCGACGGTGCAGCCCGCATACTTACTCGCAAATGTGTAGGTGCCATGGTCGACCGTGTAATCCACACCGGGCGTCAACTGCACAGGCGACAGCATCCACGCGCCATTCGCCCCGTTGGGGTCCATAAAGGCCACGCCCAGATCTGCGGTGAACAGCGCCGCGTTGGCAACGGTGACCACTGCCGACGAGCCCGGATAATAGAACTCGCTTTGCACCGTCAGCGTTTGCACCGGCACCGTTATGCCGGAAAAAACCTCCTTGTCTCGCCAGATGCGCGGAATCGAGTTGATCGCACCTTCGCACAAGCCGATTACCACGGCCGACGTATAGGTATAGGACGTGCTCGATACGCCGCCGCCACCGCCCTTCCCGCCGCTTGACTGCGTCGAGGTATGCGCGACCGGCGTGAATTCACCGTACCAGATCAGATTGCCGGAAATGCGCGGCTTTCCGTACGCCAGCGTGATGGGCTTGCCGCGTGTAGACGTCTGCACACGCAGCGAACTGACCACCGGGCTGGAGCTGTCAACCGCATTGCCGCCACCGAAAAGTCCGCTCATGTTTCATCACCGAATATCGAATAACACTGCCGCAGCCGCCCGGCCATGACACCCTGTTCAGCATTACCCAGCACGCAGCCCTCGCGGATGTAGGCATGAATGATGGTCGGCCAAGCGACGACGATCGCGCCGTGGCTGATGCACCGGCCAAACTGGAACAGGGCGATATCGCCCGGCTGGGGCACGTCCACCGGGTGTGCGTAGCGCCTCACCCAGCCAAGGTAGCGCTCCTCATCCCGATGGAAATGCCAATCTGGCGGGTACGGCGTCGGGTCGATGTACGGGATGAGGTTGCAGGCGTGGTACACCTCGGCCAACAACATCGCGCAATCGACGCCTGCATCCTTTACCCGGCCCTGGTGGTGATATGGCGTGCCGAGCCAGGTGCGCGCCTCGTCGATGATCAATTGGCGCTTCGGGTTCATACGGCCGTCTCCGGGTCCGGGATGTAGGGAAATCCCCGGAAATTCACGAGGTTGTTGAACTTGCCGCTGCAGGTCGCCTGCATCTTGTCGCAGCCGGGATAGGCATAGAACGTATCGCCAGGCGCCGGCGCCGTTACCAGCGGCAGTGCCAGCGTGAAGCGCCCACCGTCGAATGCCCGCACCGAACGTGACACGTTCGCATTGACGCCGGCCGTGAACTTCAGCGAGCCAAGGCTGAAATAATCTGCCGCATAGCCAGTGGTGGCCAATAGCTCGGTCGTGGTGCTGCCCGCAAGCACGGTGCAGGCGACCGCGTAGGCCGCCTTGTTCAGGCCGCAGGCACCATCGAACAGCGAATTCAGACACCCGGACTGATACAGGTTGCGAGGCATCTTCACATCGAGCAGCTCGTGTTCGGAATTCACCGTCAGCGCCACTGCCGAGCGCCCTGCCTGTACATCCGCCACGCGGCCGCCGCCCAGCTTGATCGCGCCCAACGAGGTATCGCCCCAG